AAACGCAACTTTATCAGAATCACAACTTGCTTCTCACGATCATCCTATGCCAGTAGGTCAAAATGCACCAGGAAGTGGTTACGCTACAGGTAGACAAATTACTCAAACTCAAAGCACAAGTAATGCGGGATCTGGTGGTGGTCACTCACATAACATGAGTGCAAACTTTAGTGGAAATGCAACATCAGTTTTACAACCTTATTTAACAGTAATTTATATAATTAAAACTTAGGAGAAAAAATGGCAAGTCAAGGAAAGTGGACAATAGTATTTGATGATAAATGCGTAATTAAAAATTTTGCAGAGGGAGCTTCTAAAGGTATTGGATATGTTATTTCAGATGATGCTTTTTGGGCAACCACAGATTTTCAAAATATTTGGGCTATTCAATCAGGCGCTGCTAACTCTTCTGATGAAGTAGAACATAGAGATGAAACTCCTCATTGTTCTTTAGCAGACAAAGGAATCGATATTCAACAATTTGTTGACAGATGGGATGCAGTTCACTTATCTAAATTACAATCTGATTGGGATGAGGATACTAGAGACGAATCTGAAAAAGGTTCAAGACCTACGTCTTATTCTTCATAATTATCTTAACATCATCCAAGAAGTTAAAATATATTTTTCACCAGATAAAGGTGAATTACCTCTATGAACATATGGAAAACCAGCAGGCCAGATAACTATTCTACCTGTTTTAGGTTTTACTCTTTTTGAAAAATGTAAAAATTCTGTTTCTCCCCCTTCTTCTACATTATTTAAATATATAGAAAAAACGAAAGCCCTTGGCTCATTTTCATAACCTTTACCGTGTTCTATATGCCAAACATGATAACCCTCTGTAGGTAATGTTTTTTGTATTTTTAAATCTGTAAAATGAAAAGGAACTCCATAAGCGTCATCTGCACCTACATTTTTTATATAATGATTCCAGGCCAAATCAAAGTTTATCATCATGGGTTTTAAGCTTTCCCACCATACATTTATATTATCTGGCATTGCAAAATATTGTTGATCTTGTTTTTGTAATACAGATGCTTTTTCAAAACCTATTCTATTAATTGTATTATTAAATTTATTTTGATCCTCATATAATTTAATAGCTTTATTACATTCTTGTTCAGTGACGTAATTATCGTAAACACCTATAAAATTATTTATATTAACTGTTTTCTCTTTCATTTTTTTCCTTTAGTTTTTTATTAAATTCAAAATGATCTTTTGCATGGATGTTAAATATCACACTATATCTATTTTGTTCTTCAAGAGATATATCAAAACCATGTAATATTTCAGGTGGAAATATATAATAATCACCTGGTTCAGGACATATTTTTAAATTTAATTCAGGAAGAATTAAATCACATCCTTTTGTTAAGTATAAAATACCATGTAGACACGGATGTGTGTGATAGTTTAAACTGTCTTGTTTTTTTATTTCATTTCCCCAAGCTTCTTTAATAGTATTTTTTTCTAAAAAATATTTAAAGATTTCAGGATGAGTGGTCTGATGAGTATTTATTAAATAAGCTATAAAACCTTTAAAATTATCATTATTTATATAATGATCCCAACTAGTCATTCCTCCTTTTACATTAGTATAATTTTTCATAACAGGATCCAAATTGTTTTTTATATCTAATATAAAATTATGAACCACATGAGGATAAGGATAATTTCCATATATTATATTTACAGTTCTTGGATAAGTAATAGTTAAACTATTTTTAACTTCATTTAACTTATTGTTTTTGGTTAATAAACTAATCATCTATTTTATAAACATTTGTATTGAAATTCTTGGTACGATTGGACTTAAAACAGGATTAACTTTATGGTCCATAGGAGACTTTAGTATTACTAAAGAGTTACCTATTACCGGTATATACCCATGATTGTATTCTGTTTTAAACATAAATTCTCCTCCAAATTGATCATTCCATCTACGATTTATATAAAAAGTAGCTCCATATTTCCATTTATTATCATTATGCCAGTTAATACCTGCTCCTTTTTCCATATAATGAATAGTAGTAGTAATGGTTTTAAAATCTTTTAATTGATAAAATTTATTATGGTGAGTTAAAGTTTTTAATTTTTTAAAAGGAGGATATTTATCTACATCTACTCGTTTTGGTGGCACTATATTATTTATTAAATTTTCTGGCCATATATCCTTAGAAGTATGTAAATTTATTTTTTTACGTTCTTTAAATATAGCATCATGAATTCCTTTATACATAGAATAGTCTAAAAAATTCTGTATATAATAAAGCTTATCCGGTATTGAATATATTAATTTCATTGATGTAAAAAACAATTAATTGAATAACGTGCCCCTTTGGTAACAGGTTCTGTTCCATGAATCCAAATAGGGCCTGCTGGAAATAACATAGCATCTCCAGTTTTAAATGTTTCTTTTATTTGTCCATTAAAAAATCTAAATTCTCCACCCTCATAATCTTCATTTAAATTTAAAGTACATGAAGCTGTTATTGTTGGTCCAACATCTGTATGATCTGTAATACATTCACCTACACCATATTTTAATATCCTAATATTTTGAGTAGATTTAATTAATCTATCAGTAAAAGTAGGAGATATTTTTTTATGTCTTATATGAAGAACATAATTGGCTATCATTATTGACAAGTATTTTCTAGCTTCATTAAAAGCATATAATATATCTTTATTTGAATTTTCTATCCTAGATAAATTAATACATTTAAAATTATCTTCTTCAAATTTTTTAGTCTGATATTTATAACTTTGTTCTGGACCTGATAATTCAGAGTATTTTTCAAAGGTTTCTATTAATTGTTGACATACGTTTTTAGGAACTAACCCATTGATTCTATACTTTAAGTCTGATATTTTATGGTCAAAGGACATTATATTGTATCTTTCATTCTCTATAAAACTAATATATAAGCTACTATATGCTACAAAAATTAAATTTCAAGCCTGGTTTTAATAAACAAGATACAGAATCTGGTGCCGAGGGACAATGGACAGATGGAGATTTTGTTAGATTTAGATATGGATTACCTGAAAAAATAGGTGGCTGGAACCAATTAACCGCTGGGTCTTTAACTTTACCAGGAGCAGCTAGAAGACAACATGCTTTTACTTCTTTTGCAGGTGAAAAATACACAGCTATTGGAACGTCTCAAGGTTTGTTTTTATATTATGGTAATGATTTTTTTGATATCACTCCTTTAGATACAGCTATTACAGGATGTACCATAACAACTGTTAATGGTTCAAATACTGTAACTATAAATAAAGGATCTCATGGTTTAGCTAAAGGAAGGTATGTAACATTATCTAGTGTGACTGTTACAGGTGCATCTGATTTTACAGCAGCGGAATTAGAAAAAGTTTATGAAATACAAACAACTCCAGATGTAGACAAGTTTACTATATTAGCTTCTAGAAATGAAGGAGGCTCAGGTATGACTGCAGCGGGTGCAGCAACTGTTAATCCTTACGTTATAGTAGGTCCTACTTTTCAAACCGCAGGTTATGGTTGGGGTACGGATTTATGGGGATCTAGCACATGGGGAACTGAAAGTGCAACTAGTGATGTGATTCTTGACCCAGGAAACTGGAGTCTAGATAATTTTGGTGAAGTATTAGTTGCAACTATATTTAATGGTAAAACTTTTACGTGGAATGCTGGAGCATCTTCTGCTAGAGGTATCAGAGCTTCTCAGTCAACGAGTAATTTTGCAACAACAAACAATCCCACAGCCACTAGAATATCTGTCGTATCCGATAGAGATAGACATTTATTTCACATGGGTACAGAAACAACTATAGGTGATACTACAACACAAGATCCTATGTTTGTAAGATTTTCAAATCAAGAGGATTTAAATACATACGCGCCAACTGCTACTAACACAGCCGGTACGTTTAGATTAGATACTGGCAATGAAATTAGGGCAGCTATACAAGGTAAAGATTATATCTTTGTATCAACTGATCTTGCAGCTTATGTAATTCAATTTGTTGGTCCACCTTTTACTTTTTCTGTTAGACAAGTTGGTACTAATTGT